CTGTGAATCAGTTGAAGCCCAAAATGGATCAATTCTACAGTATTCGTCAACAGCAGGTTGCTGAAGTTCTCGACAACAGTCGCAAGAATTTCAAAGACAAAGAACTGCGTAACGAATATGTGTATAAAGAAATACGCGACAAAGTAAGCAAGGATTGGGCAGGTGCAAGTAGGCAGTTGGTGCCTGGCGTGGCAAACATAGATTTAATTGCCAGCGACGAACATATATTGTCGTTGCTGCGTGATGGTCTTAAATTTCGCGACAGACCCAAGGCCAAGCAAGCTGGCAACAGCATTGCAGCTTTGACCTCTCAGAAGCGCGGTGGAACCACCATAACCAGTCGAGCCGGAAATCAACTCTCGGATCTAGAACAAAAAGCCAAATCGGGTGACAGAGTCGCCCAAGACAACCTCTTAGTAGCCAAGATGAATGCATTAAGGTCACAAAGAGGCGGAAGATAAAAAAATGCTATTAATATAAAGGAAAAATAAAATGGCTTATAATTCAACCACAGCGATTGGCAATGGAACAGGCGCTTACCAAACCGATATCGTTGTTAAAGATCTAGACTTAGATGTCTCTAACCGCGTTAAAGACGATACACCTGTTTTGAACATGTGTATGGCCAAGAAACGCAAAGTAGTTTCTACACTACCATTGTGGACCAACGATACATATCGTCTACCAGAAATCCAAGCACAATTGGAAGGTGCAGCAGTCAGCTCCAGCCTAGTAGAAGCACAAAGTCGTGCCAACTTGGGCAACTACACTCAGATCTTCTCCACAGTCGTTGGTGCTACTGGCACTGCTCGCGCTGTTGAGCAGTCAGGTGGAGATCCACAAGCATATCAAGAAGTCAAGCAATTGATCGAATTGATGTTTGATGTGGAAGCACAGATTGTTCGTAACGACCAAATCGGAACCAAGTTCTCTGGTCAAAGCGGTCTAGCACTGGGTGTCAGTATTCCTGCTCCTGTGTTCACAGCCAATGTGACAGTGCCCGGCAACACCAGCGCCAATGTGCGAGTTGCTAATAGCAACGGTGTTGGTCCTGCAGTAGCTACTGGTCGTCGTATGGGTTCACTAAACTCATTCGCAGGCACACACAGCTTTAACCCATTGACTGCCACCACCTATGAAACTTATTACAACAATGAGAGCAATGATTCGGTTGTCACAGCAGCCAATGTATGGATCGTTGGCGGATCACCAGTCAGCGGCACTTTAACCGACAACGGTCAAGGCCTAGGTTCTAACTATTATGTATACACCGGCGCACTGCAACAGTTCAGCCCAAGTTTATACAAGCAATTGGTTACAACTGCTGAACAGCGTTTCAACGCCAAGATTCGCACAATCGTTTGCCCAACCAGCTTGCGCACACACCTGAGCGACACAATGCCTACCAGCCGTAGCATTAACCGTGTTAATTCGGAGCGTGGCGACACAATCGCTACTTACGAAGGCGACTTCAACTACACTTACGAAATCTTTGATTCTTGGATCATGGACAGTGTTGGTGCTGGTAACCAGATCTACTTCTTGAACGAAGAAGTGATTCAGTGGGGTAGCTTGCGTGACCTAGGACCTAACAATGAAGTGTTCAGCAATGCAGACGCATCGCTAGATCAGTTCATCATGGAAGGAACATTGATTGTTCGCAACCCAGCTGGTGTTGGTGTTCTACACGATATCAGTGCTAGCGGTGCTTACAGTGGCTTTACTGGCAGTGGTGCTACAACCATTACTGGTTCGCTACGCTCTTCTACCAATGTGGTTCGTTTGGACAACTTTGGTGGCGCATCATTCTAATCCCCAGGGAATAGAAAATAAAAAAGGGCACTTCGGTGCTCTTTTTTTATGGCCGGCTGAGTCCATGGAGGGAATATTACTGATACTAAATACTATATGAATGAATTTTCCAACTATCAAGACGCATCACTATTGCAAGGACCCGACCCAGAGCACGATGAACGAGCTCATAGACAAGATCATGGCGGTTTAGTCACAGCTGACAACGGCATAGCCGATAGATTGTTAAGTAATGATAAGCTATACAATGCCATGAAGGGCGATTGGAGCAGAACAGAGTTTAACAAGAGTCGAAATGTTCGAGTTACCACTGGCCGCGAAGACGGCAAGTTCTATGTCAAACGCGAACAGTTGAATGTGGAATATATTGCTGAAATCTGCGCAGATTATCGCGCCAGAGCAGAAGCAGGTTATGTGGATCCATTGGCACCCATAATGCCCGATGGTAAAATAGGTTATAAATGGATGGAACTGCCAGACACTATTGCTATTCAAATTGGTAATGACTATTTTGGTGGCATGAGTTGGCAAACTATCAAACGCGACAAGACACTGAAAGCACAATTCTACAAAGTAGTAGAAAAAGAATATTCAGCTTTTGTCTGCTATCCGGGAGGCAAGTTGCCCATACCAATCGATGTGCCATATCCCACCAAGGTTGGAGCAGAACGCTTCTTTGCCGGAGCCAATTTCGTAGGAAAATTACAATGAGCACAATGATTCCTAATGCCACAGCATTAGTCAGTTACATAAAAGACTTCACAGGTAGCAGCAACGACGCCGAAATTAAACAATGTATCTTTTTGGCCGAGCTGTCAATGCGTAACATTGAACTGCCGGGTCTGAGAACAGATCCATACTCTGTGACTGGCACTGTGGACAGCACTGGAGCAGTGCCTATTCCCGCAGATCTCAACAGACCAATTTTGTTCTTTCAACAAGGCGCCGGTGGCAACAGCAATGCTGGACCGTTCATTGTGTATGATCGTATCGGCGATCGCGACATGATTGCACAACAACTCATAGCACAATTTTTTCTCAGCCCAGTCAATGTGCCGCAGGTGTTTCGCGGCAGTTTCAGTGAAGTTGGTCAGAAGTATGAATTTACTCCGGCTGTTAGCGAAGGCACAGTGATCAACCTGTATTACTATACCACATGGCCACTGTTGTTCAGTTTGGAATCAGATGGAGTCACAGTGGTAGAAAACAATGTGGTGCTGCAGAGTTGGCCCGAAGGTTATGTTTATGGCACACTGAGAGAATACTATCTAAAACGCAAGATGGCTGAAGACGCCGCAGTGTGGAATGCTAAATTTACCGAAGCCTACGATTTAGTGGAAGATCAGAATAACAAAGGCAAGTGGAGCGGCGGACATACCAAACTAATCAGTGTGTTCCAGCCTAGAATAGGCCGACGCCTAAGCACAAGATAATAAGGAAAATCTAATGGCCAATGTATCAGTAAGCAATACAACAGGTTTATATATTGGCAGCGGTGCTGCTTCGGTATTAAACAACGCACAACAACTATTGGGTCTGTTGAGCAACAACGGTGGAGTTGTATTCAGCTTGGATCCTACCACCAGCAACACCAAAGTGCAAGGCAATGCACAGGCTGCGGGTGGCAACTACGGCAACAGCAATGTGGCAGCATTCCTGCCTACCTACACTGGTGCTATGACCAGTATGACTGGTGCTGTGACCACCACAGCCAATGTGACCGGTGCATTCATATTGGGTAATGGCAGTCAGCTCACAGGCCTAGGTGCAACATATTCCAACACCAATGTGGCTGCGTTCTTGCCCACATATACTGGTGCTATCTCGTCGATGACGGGCAACCTTACTACTACGGCCAATGTTCAAGGCTCATTTATCTTGGGCAACGGAAGTCAGCTGACTGGATTGCCGGCAACTTACAGCAACACCAATGTGGCTGCGTTCTTGCCTACCTACACTGGTGCTATCTCGTCAATGACTGGTAACCTTACTACTAGTGCCAATGTGCAAGGCGCATTCCTACTGGGCAACGGATCGCAACTAACTGGCATTACTACCAATTATTCCAACACCAATGTGGCCGCATTCCTGCCCACTTACACAGGCGCCATTTCCAGCATGACTGGCAATTTGACCACTACGGCCAATGTGCAAGGTGCATTTATTTTAGGTAATGGTAGTCAGTTAACTGGCATAGTTGGATCGACTTACTCTAATACCAATGTGGCAGCATTTCTGCCTACCTATACCGGTGCAATGACCAGTATGACTGGTAATGTCACAACCACTGCCAACATTCAAGGCGGTAATATCGTTACCAGCGGCGCCAGCGGCAACATTGCTGGGGCCAATTTTATCAGTGCCAACTTCTTTGTGGGCAATGGCAGCTTACTAACTGGTATTGCTGCTGGATCCACTTATGGCAACACCAATGTGGCAGCATTTTTACCAACCTACACAGGTGCTTTGACCAGCATGACTGGTAATGTTATTACTACTGCCAATGTTCAAGGTGCATTCATATTAGGTAATGGCAGTGCTCTAACTGGTATTACCACTAATTATTCTAATGCCAATGTGGCTGCATTTTTGCCTACTTACACAGGTGCTATCACCAGTATGACAGGCAATGTGACTACCACTGCCAATGTGCAAGCCGGTAACATTGTTACCAGTGGCAGCTCAGGTAACATTGCTGGTGCTAATTACATCAGTGCCAACTTCTTCGTGGGTAATGGTAGTTTGTTAACTGGCATTAGCGGTGGCAGCAGTTACGGCGACAGCAATGTGGCCCTATTCCTGCCTAATTATACTGGTGCAATCTCCAGTTTGACTGGTAATGTCACAACCACTGCCAATGTGCAGGGTGCATTTATACTAGGTAACGGCAGTGCTTTAACTGGTATTGTCACCAATTATTCCAACACCAATGTGGCTGCGTTTTTGCCCACTTACACTGGCGCTATCACCAGCATGACTGGCAATGTTACTACCACTGCCAATGTGCAGGGTGCATTTATTTTAGGTAATGGTAGTCAGCTGACCGGAGTTACAGCAACTCTTGCCAATGTTGCTTACGAATTGCAAGCACAGAGTCCTACCCCAGCTGGTAACATCACATTCGATGGTGGCGGCAATATGAATCTACGCACCACTGCCGCAGGCGGTGGAAATGCCACAGTCAATATCTACAGCGGTATTACTGTTATAGGTTCGAACTGCGTGGCAAGATTCGATGGTGGCGCAACTGCTGCCAACTTGACAGTGGGCTTTATCAGCAGTAACGCTAACATCACAACCAGTGCCAATGCGCAGGCTGCTTTCTTTATTGGTAATGGCAGTCAGCTCACAGGCATCAGTGGTGGCAGCAGTTACGGCGACAGCAATGTGGCCCTATTCCTGCCTAACTATACTGGTGCAATCTCCAGTATGACAGGTAATCTTACGACTACTGCCAATGCGCAGGCTGCTTTCTTCATTGGTAATGGCAGTCAATTAACAGGCATCAGTGGTGGCGGCACGCCAGGCGGAGCCAGCACTTACATTCAGTTCAATAATGCAGGCAGTTTCGACGGCAGTGCCAACTTGATTTACCAACCAGCTGATGGCAACATCACCCTGGGCAATTTGGTGTTCAACAAGAACTACAACCGCATACTGCAAACCAACGCATTTGATACCACAGTGCAGAGTGCCACGCAGAATGCCACTGGACAGTTTATTATTGGCGATGGTTGGAATGGCAATGTGACCAGTCCCAGTTTCAACACTAATCAAACCATTGACGGTGCATTTGTGTTGGTCAACAAATCCTTTACCAAAACCGACAACGGTCGTAGAGCCAGTGGTTTTGGTGTGCAGACATTTGTCAATGTGACTGCCAACATGACCAACGGGGGCACTCGTATTACCGGCCTAGCAGTGATGCCTCGCATCGGTGGCAACACTACTCAAACTGCATTGAACAGCACTGCGGTTGCGGGCATCAACACATTATTGACCGTAGGTGGCGGCACGAGCACATTTGCCAGCCTGGGCAACGCCAATCTTAGAATTGCCACTGGCACAATCAGCAGTGTGGAGCCACTGGCAGGCAGTTTTATTGGCAATGCCTACGGTTATATAGCCGGCGTGCAAGGCACTGCTGCAGGTCAATTCTTGACTCGAGCAATTGGCTACACCATGCAAAGTCAAGGCACCAGCAACGCAACGCCCTCCTTCTACGGCTATCACATGCCCAATGCCACCAGTTATGGTGGCATCAACATCAACAATAGTATGCGAGCCAGCGCGGAGTATTATTTCTTATACAATGAAGATGATGTGGCTCAGGTTCGTTTGGGCAGTTTGCGCAGATACACAGAGTATCGTGCCAACATCACCAGTTCGAGTGGCAATTTGACCATTGATAAGAATACTGCACAAGTTCAATATTTGACTCCTACTGAGGCTGTGACCAATGTATCGTTCACTAACTTTGTGACCAACGCCAACGACGGCACCAACAATGACACGCAAACAGACACTGTGACTTTGATTGTGCAACAGGGTGCTACTCCATACAGCATCACCATGCCCAGTGGCTCAGAATACAAGTATGCAGGCAATGTTCGCACAGTGGGCAACACAGCCAACAGTGTCACAATGATTTCTACCACAGGCACTAAAAATGTCAGCGGCGACACTGACTTGTATCTCATTACCATCAGTCCGGAGTTTGTGTAATGTTAGGTATCGCCCAAAACGCTCAGTTGGCTGGCGGGACTCGTAACGGGCCC